ATAAAATTCGATACGTCAGGGATAAGAAATTTTCTTTTGATGTATCACCTAATGGTGTTGGACTTTTCGGTCAACAGTTATTCAAAGAGGGAGGTAAGTATCTTACCATAACGGAGGGAGAGTGCGATGCTATGGCAGCCTATGAACTACTTGGTAGTAAGTGGGCTGTCGTATCCGTTGTTAGAGGTGCAGCAGCAGCAGTAAAAGATATTAAAGAAAACCTTGAGTATGTAGAAAGCTTTGATAATGTTGTGCTTTGTTTTGATAAAGACAAACCGGGACAAGAAGCTGCTAAGAAAGTAGCTACCATATTAAAACCTGGTAAAGCCAAGATAGTAACTTTACCTAATGGTTATAAAGATGCTAATGATATGTTGAACAAGGGACTCTTCAAAGAGTTTACTAGTTCTTGGTGGGATGCAAAGGTTTATACTCCTAGTGGTATCATTCGTGTATCAGAAAAACAATCTGAGTTTCTTAATCGTGAAAGAAAAGAAAGCATTCCCTATCCTTGGGAAGGTTTAAATAAAAAACTGTATGGCTTGAGACAAGGAGAGCTCGTAACTTTAACGGGTGGAACGGGTCTTGGTAAGTCTAGTATTACCAGAGAGCTTGAACATTGGTTAGTTAAAAACACTGATGATAATGTAGGTATCATAGCATTAGAAGAAGATTGGAAACGCACAGTTGATGGTATCCTTTCTATTGAAGCTAACGCTAGGTTATACGTAGACCAGGAGAGAGATAAGTTTGATAAAGAAACTATCATGGATATGTTTGATAAGATATTTTCTAATGACAAAGTATTTATTCATGCTCACTTTGGAACGAATGAGATAGATGATATCTTTGCCAAGCTTAGATATCTTATTGTTGGATGTGATTGTAAGTGGGTAGTTGTTGACCATCTTCATATGTTAGTTAGTGCATTAGCAGAGGGAGATGAAAGAAGAGCCATTGATAATATTATGACTAGACTGAGAAGTTTAGTTGAAGAAACCGGGGCCGGATTAATATTAGTATCTCACCTGAGAAGAGTTGATGGAAACAAAGGTCACGAAAACGGAGTTGAAGTAAGTCTCTCTCATCTTCGTGGGTCTAACAGTATAGGACAGTTGTCTGATTGTGTTATTGCACTTGAAAGAAACCAACAATCCGATGATGATTTAGAAGCGAGGACAACAAAACTTCGTATACTTAAGTCAAGATATACAGGTGATGTAGGAATGGCTACATCTTTAGTGTATGATAAAGACTCTGGTCGTTTAACTGAATACTCTGATGCAGAGTTAATGAGCAATGAGGAAGAAACCTTACTGCCTTTCTAGGAATATTTATGGAATTAGTTTTTGATATAGAAACAAATGGATTGCTTTTTGATTTCAAAGAAAAAGTTTGGGATGAGGAAGCTAAAAAGAACATTGAAATTATAAGACCTGCAGCCACAACTATCTTTTGTATTGTTGCTATAGACGAGAATGACAATGTATATTCATTTGAACCCCATCAAATTGATGAGGGTATTAAATTTTTAGCTGAAGCTGATAAAATAATTGGTCATAATATTATTGGTTTTGATATACCAGCTATTAAAAAACTTAAAGGGGTGGACCTGTATGAACATACAGAAGCTCTTGATACCTTGACCCTGTCAAGACTTTTCCACCCCACCAGAGAGGGAGGTCATGGTATTGAAGCATGGGGTTATCGTTTAGGTGGTGTACAAAAAGTAGAGCATACAGATTGGACTCAGTATAGTCCGGAGATGTTAAAGAGATGTCAAGTAGATACTGTTATAAATAAAAAAGTTCTTGCAGCACTAAGAAAAGAAAGCCCTGGATTTTCTAAACAATGCATTGAGCTTGAACATGCTGTTGCCAAAGTAATTGCTGACCAACATGTTAATGGTTTTTACTTTGATGAAAAGTCAGCAACCTTTTTACTTAGTTCTTTAAACAAAAGAAGAAAAGAAGTTGAAGAAGAGGTACATAGAACATTCAAACCTAAGTGGGTCGATGTTAAAGAAGTACAACCTAAACTTAAAAAGGATGGTGAGCTTTCTAAATCTGGTCTATCTAATATAGAATACGAAGAACGAGTTAAAACAAAAGACCTTACTCCTTTCATGAGAAAAGAATTAAAAGAGTTTAACTTAGGTTCACGTCAACAGATTGGAGATTATCTAAAAGACTTTGGGTGGAAACCAAAACGTTTTACTCCAACGGGTCAACCTATTGTAGATGAGGGTACATTAAAACTAATAACTCATATTCCAGAAGCTAATTTAATTGCTGAGTATTTATTACTACAGAAAAGAGCAGCTCAAGTTGAGTCTTGGATAGATGCTGTTGAACTGACAGGTAAAAAAGATAGTAGAGTACATGCTAGTGTTATAACATTAGGTACAATTACTGGTCGCATGGCACATAGAAGTCCTAACATGGCTCAAGTACCTGCTGTTTACAGTCCTTATGGTAAAGAGTGTAGGTCTTGTTGGACTGTACCAAGTGGATATAAACTTGTAGGTGTAGATGCAAGTCAATTAGAATTAAGAATGTTAGCACACTACATGGCTGACGAGGATTATATAAATGAAATTATTAATGGAGACATTCACACGACTAACCAAAACCTTGCAGGACTTGAATCAAGAGACCAGGCAAAAACTTTCATCTATGCCCTCATTTACGGGGCCGGAGATGAAAAGATTGGAAGCGTTGTTGAAGGAAACAGAGACGAAGGTAAGAGATTGCGAGAACGCTTTCTTAGTGGTAACCCTGCATTTAAATCTCTTAAAGGAAGGATTGAAAGAGCAGCAGGGAAAGGATTCCTCAAAGGGGTAGATGGTAGAAAAATATTCTTACGACACAAACATGCAGCGTTAAATACTTTACTTCAGGGTGGTGGTTCTATCCTTATGAAACAAGGATTAGTCTTACTCGAAGACCTTTTAAAACTAAACACAATTGATTATAAGTTTGTTGCTAACATTCATGATGAGTGGCAGATAGAAGTCAAAGAATCTCAAGCAGAATTTACAGGTCAACTTGCTGTTGATAGTCTTATCAAGGCAGGTGAACATTTAAAGCTTCGTTGTCCTATGGATGGTGAATACAAGATAGGAGGTAATTGGAGTGAAACCCACTAAAGAAAACAGAAAAAAGTTTGATATAGACTTACAGTATGGTACAATCAGAGAAGATAAAGTAGCAGAAATGCTTACCAATAAAAAGGTAGAAGTTAAATCTGAACGTGGTATGTGGATGAAGACGGGCAACATAGCAATTGAATATCAAAGCTATGGTAAACCTTCTGGTATCAAAGCAACTGAATCAGATTATTGGTTTCATAATCTTTGTATTGGAGACAATGAATATTGTACGCTTGTTTTTAAGACTGATGTTCTTAGAACTATTGTTGATAAACTTGATACATTTAGAACTGTATCTGGTGGAGACCATAACGCAAGTCAAATGTACTTAGTTAATTTACAAAAGCTTTTTTCATCTGATGTGATTAAAGCATTCAAGGAGTTTGAAGATGGCAAAAAAGAAAACAGTTGATACAGTTGTAGAAGATATTTACTCTACTATCTCAGCTTTAACAAAAGGCCAGGATATAAAACTAACTGATAAAGACTTAAAAATATTTGGTCAAGACATGGCTGATGCATTAAAACAATGGGCAACACCAAGAGGTGCAGATAAAATTAATGTTAATACTCTTCGTATGTCTAACATCGGTAAACCTCAACGACAGTTGTGGTATGACATGAACTTAAAGAAAGAAGGAATTACTGAGTTTGAACCTAGTACTTTGATTAAGTTTTTATACGGACACCTATTAGAAGTATTGGTTTTATTTTTCGTTAAACTATCTGGGCATAAGTTAGACTCACAACAAAAAGAAGTATCAGTTAGTGGTATCAAAGGTCACATGGACTGTAAGATAGATGGTGAAGTAGTAGACGTAAAGACTGCTTCTGGTTTTGCTTTTAAAAAATTTAAAGATGGTACTCTTGTAGAGTCAGATACCTTTGGATACTTAGCACAACTTGCGGGTTATGAAGAAGCAGAACAAACATCTAAAGGTGGGTTCTTAGTTTTAAATAAAGAATCCGGAGAGCTAACTTTATTTAAACCAGAAGAGTTAGATAAACCTAACATCAAAGATAAAATTAAAACAGTCAAGAAAATTATTAAAAGAAAAACACCACCTATCTTTTGTTATGACCCTGTTCCAGAAGGTAAGAGT